AATGCGCGTCAACCGTAAAGAAAGACCCCCGCCCGGCGGTGGTTGCCGAGCGGGGGCAGCGGTCAGAGCGCGCGTGTGGCGGAGCAACGGTGCCAGTGACGCGCGCGCTGGCGCAAGATCAGAGCGCGCCGCTGTAGACGACGTAGGTGACGTCCGCGTTCGACGCGCCGGGGTCGGCGGTGAGCTCGACCACGAGGTCACCAGCAACACTGACGGTCACGTAGCGGACCGTAGTGGAGTTCGTGGTGGCCTCGTTGATCGTGGCGACCGCCCGACCGTTCGCGAAGTTGCCTCCCAGAGCGACCGTGGGGGACGTCGTGCCTCCGCTCGCCACAGTGACCGTGCCCACCTTCGTGAAGCCCTCGAGAGCGCCAGTGCCCGGCTTGAGCATGACCGCGCCGTCGGTGGCGTCCTTGACCAGGACGGTGCCGACGGGAACGACCGCCTCATTCGCACCACTTGGTTTGGCGACAGTCCAGCCGCCAGCGGTCGTGCTGAGGTAGACCGGGTAGCCGGCAGCGGTAGCGGCGTTGGTGTCGACACCCGTGATGACCACCCAGGGCACCGCCAGGAACTTCTCGCCGTCAGCGGCGGCGCCGGTCGCGACCATGATGATGCCCGCGTGCAGCAGCGCGACGTTGGCGTCAGCGGGGGCGGCCTTCGGGATGACGCTGCCGGTTGCGGCGACGGAGTTGACGACGACGAGGTCGTAGCGAGCGACAGCGCCGTTGGCGACCATCTCGACAGCCTGCGCCCAGGGGTACTGAGCGGCGGGGTAGACCTCTTCCTGGCGAATGAGCGGCATGGGTGCCTCCTTGTGGTGCGACGAGCGTACGCAGGAAGCGCGGAGGAAGCTACCGATGTGTTCTTGATGTGATACGTTGTGGTAGGAGGTCCAATGGGACGCAGTCGAGAGTACATCGCCGCACGCTACGACCGAGGGACTTGCGAGCGCCTCGACAGCCTCAGTGCCTACGTGGCTTCTGAGGTGCTTCCCGGCCGCGTCTCGGCCGAGGATGTGACGCGCTCTGAGGTGCTCCGCCTCTTGGTCGACTTCGGCCTTGATGTGTTCGAGCGGCGCGCGCAGGCTTGGGAGGCGGAGCACGCGGTGTGCTCTCGAGCGTCGCCGCCCTCTTGACATTCTGTGACATACTCGAACACAGGCGTATGACATGCGGCAAGGCGCGCAGATCGTGGTGGCTCCTCACATGGACCCGAAGGCGGTTCATGCGCTGTTCAGCGTGCCCGAGGCGTTCGTGTCGATGTGCAAGATCGTTCGAGAGGACGAGAGCACCGGCTACCTGAACCCGACCAAGGCTCAGGTGCGGACCATCCGCGCGATTGAGTCGAACCGCTGGACCTTCGTGACGAAGTACCGTCAGGCGAAGATCACGACCATCACGCTGATGCACCTGCTGCTGCGCGACTGCATGTACCTGCAGGGCATCGCCGGCATGCTCATCGCCGACACCAACGCCACCGCTGAGATGGCGTTCAGGCGTCTCCGCTTCGCGTACGAGAACCTCCCCGAACCGGTCAAGATGCCTCTCGCTACGGGCAGCAAGGGCTCGAAGCGTGAGCTCGAGTTCGTCCACGGCGGCAACATCGTCATCAAGTCGCTCGAAGGTCGGGCGCCCGCTGTCGGCCACTCCATCGACCGGCTGCACATCACCGAGCTCGGCGAAGCCCTCCACCAGCAGAAGGCCATCATCAACCTCTTCCCGGGCATCAACAAGCGGCCGAACGCGAAGCTGGTCGTCGAGAGCACGCCAGGAAGAGCTGGGTCGTACCACGAGCGAATGTGGCACGAGGCGCTGCGGCGCGAGGGTCAGTTCTTCCCGCTGTTCCTCGAGTGGTGGAAGGACGAGACCTGCCGGCTGCCGGTGCCCTCGAAGGGTTTCGTCCCGACCGAAGAGGAGCTCGAGTACATGGGCAAGCGCCCAGGCATGGACTTCGAGAACCTCTACTTCATGCGCACGCGTCTCCGGTCTGAGTTCGTGGGAGACACGCGGCTGTTCAGCGCGAAGTACCCGAGCGACCCCTACGATGGGTGGATCGGCAGCCAGCGGCCGATGATGCCCGAAGAGGTGCTACGGACCTTGCTGGACACAGCTCTCGAAGACCCGACCGAGGGGAGCTTCGGGTGCGGCGAGTTCGAGGCCCCCGTCGAGGGCCGGGAGTACGAGGTCTACGCAGACCCCACGGGCTTCGGCAACGTCGGCGACCCCGCGGCGCTGACCGTCTTCGACAAGAACGACCTGCGCGAAGTCGCCGTGTGGTCTGGTCGCGAGTCGCCTGACCGCTTCGCTGTCCGCATCCAGTTGGTCTGTCAGCGCTACAACAACGCCCGCGCCGTCGTGGAGTCGAACCACGCGGGCTGCATCACCGCGCTACGCGAGTTGAGCGTGAAGCTCACGTACAGCAAGCGCCAGCCCGGCTGGTACGCCACGCACCAGCGCATCGCTCAGGCCGAGTTCGCCCTGGTGCGGCTGCTTCGAGAAGACGACCTCGTCATCCGCTCACGCGCCGGGCTGCAGCAGCTGCTCCGCTACGACGGCGACTTCAGTCGACGAGAGAAGGGCGACGACGACGCCGGGCACCACTTCGACAGGGCGCGGACCTACATCATGGCCGCGGACATGCTGGTCAAGGTCAAGCGCTACAACGACCGTCGAGCTGCCAGAGCTCACCGAGAAGAAGACGACCTCATGCAGGAGGTTCAGCCCGGCCAGATTCCCTTCGGGCTGCTCGACAGGAAGCGTGATAGCATGCGGCGCAGTCGGCAGGAGTCTCCCTTCTCCGTGCCGAAGATGAGGTAGCCGTGGCGTCGAAGACCCCCAAGAAAGACTACGAGTCCGCGAAGCAGAAGATCGCGGACGAGTACAAGGGCAAGTCGACGCGCCTCGGCGGAGGCGGACGCTTCGCGAAGATGGTCGACGACCTCAAGGAGTCGGGCAAGAGCGAAGAAGACGCCAAGGCCATCGCGGCCAGCGCCGGACGGAAGAAGTACGGCGCGAAGAAGATGAACCAGATGGCCGCTTCTGGCCGCGCCCGCAAGGGTTGAGGAGTCTCTCAGATGGCTGTGTACCGGAACCGAACTGTCATGGACTACAACGACCTCCGAAACTCTATGGAAGACAACTTCCTGAAGAAGGAAACTCGTGTGCGCGCTGGTGAGCTTCGGCCAGACCCTGCGGGCGCGCAGAGAGACCGAAGCATCACCGTAGGCAAGGCCGGTGGAGGCGACATGGAGGTGGGGATCGCCGGCATGGCGTTCACCGGTCCCCGCGCCGACGGCGGCATCCCCGAGGAGATGAGCGCGTCCGGGCTGCCTCCGCAGCGCAACCGAGCTTCCGCTCCGCGCTCCACGCTCAAGAAGGGTGTCTACAACAACGACGCCGTCCGCGCACTGCAGGTCAGTCTGGCCGACATCGCCGCGGCCACGAACCTGACTCAGCTCGACCCCGGCGCGGCGGACGCCGACTTCGGCGGCAACACCGAGCGTGCCGTGAAGGCATTCCAGAAGGAGTTCGGGCTGGACGTGACCGGCGTCGCTGACGACGCGACTGTGAAGGCCATCCAGGCCAAGCGGTCCGAGATCATGATGGGTGGCGCCGGCCCCGACCGAATGGGCGTGACGGACATCATGGGTGAGTCTTCCGTCGCGCCGGTGCCGCCCGCTCCAAGGGTCAAGGTAGGCTCCTCGGGGTTCACCTCGATGCTCAACGCCAACCTGTCGCACGAGCAGATCGACGCTCTCCGCGCCGCCCGCGTCATCGGCCATGACATCGCCGAGGCCCTCAAGGCGAAGACGTCAGCGAGCGAGCAGAGTACCCTGGCCAGCACGCTCGGCTACGACAACTCCTGAGGTCCCCCATGCACCCGCAGAACCTGGTCGGTCTCAAGGACCTCATGGCGCACATCTACCAGAAGTTCGGCCCCGAGGCCGTGATTCTGGAGGTCGTGCAGGACCCTGACGGACACGACCAGGGCTGCGGGTGCATGGAGTGCATGGAAGGCGCCAAGTACATGCACGAGTTCTACGAGGACGAAGACGACTACGAGGGGCCCGGCGAGATGCACCGCGAGGAGCACGCCGAGGCTGTGAGCAACGACATGACCGAGCAGATGGGCGAGATGGTCGAAGAGCTTCGGCAGGCGTCTGAGACACACGCCAACCAGGCGGAGCGGCTGCAGAACATCGCTGCCGCACTGAAGTCGGTGGGTGGCTGATGGCCAAGCTCAAGGACCTCATCGAGCAGCACCTCGCGTACTACAAGGACTACGAGAAGAACGACTTCGATCGTGCTCGGTCCTACTACCGCGGCGACTTCTGGGAGACGTACGAGAAGCAGGGGGCCATCCTCGATGCCCGCCTGTCGTCGATGTACGCGCAGAAGAACCTCATCTACGCCATCACCGACACTGCCATCAGCAGCCTGCTGGGACCGAACCCGCAGGTCGCTGCGATGCCGCAGACGCCCGACAGCCAGGAGCTGGCTGGCGCGACGAACGGACTGATGGAGTGGGCCTTCCGCTCGGTCAACATGCGGCGTCGTTCTGCGCTCGCGCTGATGGACGCCGTGCTCTGCAAGCGCGGCGTCTTCAAGGTGTCGTGGGACAGCAAGAACGACTGCCCCGTGGTCAGCAACCCGAACCCCGCTTCGGTGTTCTTCGACCTCAGCGCCCGAGACAACAGGGACATCCGCTACTGGATTCAGGCGTGCCCGCTCACTCCGGCGGCGTACAAGGCGAAGGTCAAGTCTGGGCGCTACACGCACCACGACGACATCAAGCCCGAGACCTTCCCGACCTGGATGCTCGACGACGTGCAGAAGACCTCGATGACCCGGTTCGCCGGCATCGACAAGCGCATCATCATCTACGAGTTCTACGACCTCGAGAGCAACACGGTCGTCCACTACCACAAGGGCGCTGACCACGTTCTGTTCAAGGGGACGCTGGACTTCGTCCCGTTCAGCATGTTCTCGCTGAACCACAGCGGCATCGACTGCACGGGTCTCTCCGAGGTCCAGCTGGTCCTCGACCAGCAGACGAACATCAACCAGCTGCTGACCCTGTGGAAGCGCATCACCTACTTGAACGTCCCGAAGATCCTGTACGACGCAGGGAAGATCGACAGCGCCACGCTCGACAAGGCGATGGAGGCCATGGTCGGGTCGTTCGTGCCCGTCGATGCCGAGGGCGTAGACGAGCTCCGCAACTTCGGCGCGCTGTTCTACGAGATGCCTCGGCCCAACGTGCCCGAGGCCATCATCTCGTTCATCAGCCGGCTCGAGAGCGACGCAGCCTTCCAGAGCGCGCTCGCCGAAGCCGCCCGTGGCCAGGTCGCCGGCGCGAAGACTGCGACCGAGATGGCCATCATCGACGCGCAGATGCGGACCCGGCTGGCAACCCGCGAAGGTCATCTGAACACGGCGCTCGAAGACGTCGCTGGGAAGATGTTCTACCTGATGCAGCGGTACATGAAGAAGCCGAAGATGGTGCGTCTGTCGGGCAGCGACCTGTTCACCCACCTCGGGACCCAGCAGCTTCGCCAGCTCGAGATGGACTTCGAGATGGTGTCCTACAACCCCATCCGAAAGAACCCCGCCGTGCTTCTCGAGACCCTCCAGGCGATGGTGCCGCTGCTCGCGCAGGCTCCGAACATCGACATGTTCAAGCTGTTCGAGGAGCTCGTCAGCGGCCTGGGTCTACCCAACCGCATCATCATCCCCGAGGCCCAGGCCCGGCAGGCGATGGCGCAGGCCCAGCAGGCCGCCGCGGCCCAGCAGCAGCAGGTCGCCAAGGGCGGCGCTGCCGTCAAGGAAGAAGAGGCACAGCAGCCCGGTGGGCGGCAGCCGACCGAGCGCTCAGTCGCCCAGGCAGAGGCCGGTGGCGAGATGAGCGACCTCCCTCCCCAAGTTCTCGCAGAAGTCCAGCGACTGGCCCAGATGCAGGGTCAGAGCCCTCCCCAATAGGACCCCAAGATGGCCGACAAGTACAAGATGGACACCGCCGACATCCGCCCCAACATCGGGATGTCGGTGCGATCCGAGGACCTTCGCAAGGGCATCGC